TGAGCTAAAGTTGCCCCTACATTAGATGATACGTAAAAATTGTATCCGTTGATTTGCTTGTTTGCCCAATCAATGAAAGCGCCATTTGTATAATCTAAACCAGCCTCAGCTTTTAATTTAGCTAATACAGCAGGGTTAAATAAGTAAGAGAAACGCCCAGCTGATGGATTGTAGTTTCTAGCTAAAATTTGAGCCTCCATATCAATCAGCTCTTTTGTTCCTATATCACCTGCTACTGCTGGTGCTACTGCATCTGCTGTATGATAAATAGATGCTGGCGCTTGAGATACATCAGCATTACCTAGTAAAGCTGCCTCCATTGTTGCAGTAATTGAGCGAGCCATGTTTCTCTGTAAAGCTGCCTCTGCTGATGCGTTTTGTGTCATCATTTCAGCACTCATTGAAACAACAGAAATTAATTTCTTTGGGCTTAGCGTTACGTTTGTAATTGCTCCGTCAGCAGCTTGACCTGCATTGTCTTCAGCTAAATAACCAGAGTCAATATCTGCAATAATTGGGAATTTTCTATCTGCTGAAATACCCGAATAAAAATTACATCCCGCCTGAACTAAAACGCTGTTTGCTTGTAATTGGTCAATAAAAGAACCTACTTCTGTAGGTGCAACTTCAGCTGATGCAGCTGGTAAGTCTGCTCTTGTTTCTAATACGATAGATGGAATCCCTACACCACGAAATAGGCGGCTTTGGTTTTCGTTGCGAGCCTCTTGGTGCATCTCCCGAACGAGTCCATCCATTTGACCATTATAAGCTGCTGTCGCTGCTGCTGTAAATGAAAAACGCTTTAAATCTTTATCAGACTTAGCTACGTTTTGAGTACCAAATGTTACTGGCGTTACTGGTGTTTTAGTTAACTCCATAGAACGCTCTAAACGTGAAATACGTGCATCCATATCACTAGCAATTTTTTCGCTCTCATCAAAAGCGCTTTGCTCGTCAATAGTTAAATTTCTGTCTTCTTGCTCAGCTATCTCGATAAGTTGAGTCATGTTTGAAAGGGCTAAACCTTTCTCGTCTTTTAATTGTTTAATTGTCTTTTTCACTTTTTTAGTTTTAAAAGTCTTACTTTGTTTTTAGATATATTTGATGTTTTGGGTGTTTGTTTTTTATAGTTGTCTAAAGAACGTACTGCGGCTGTGGTTTGTGGATAGGCTGGCTTTGTAACTAAGCTAACATCAATTAGCCTTTTTACCTCCTTGACTGTTCGCACATATCCTCTTTCGCTTTCTTTCCATTTATCAACATCAACAATAAACCCGAAACTCATTTTGTTTATATCGCCTCTGCGCATCAACTCGATAGTGTCTTTTGCGGCTTGGGTGTTTGGCATAGTTATTTCAGAAACAAGCCCTCTCTCATCAACTGAAAGCTTTAATGTTCCTGAACTAGTTCTTCCGAATATTATATTCATATCGTGGTTAAATACAGCCACTACATCGTCTTCTAAAACATTGTCAAAGGCTCTACTATCAATCTGTTCTTTAAAGCCGCCTAAGTCCTCGCTAAGTTGCCCAAAAACTGCTGCGTAACCTCTTACAATAGTTTCTCCGTCTTTAGATTTGTCAAATCTACATTCCTCTAAATTAAATTGTCTTATCTCCGTCTTTTCCATCTGTTTTATCCTCTTTAGGCTGTTCTTTTGGTTTTATATCTTTAGGGTTTGGCTTTGCACTATCTATCATGTTCATAGGTACATAATAAGTGTTCCCTTTTTCTATATCGTTCATATTTTCCTTGCGTCTTATTTCATTAGGGCTAATTGCACCAACATTAAATAAGCTCTTGTAATATTCCGCTCTACTCTTAGCGTCTCCACGTAATAAAGCATTGACATTATGCTCAAAATATGTTTTTACTTTATTCCCTTGAAAAATAAGCTTTTTATTAAACTCTTGTTCTAGTTTTTTCAGTATAGGACTAATACAATAATTTAAAAATTCTGTGCTTTGGTGTTCAATATTGCTAAATGTAGCTCTATCTAAATCAGCTAATAAATGCGGTGGTACTCTAAAAATACGAGCTACCTCTAATATACTAAACTGCCTAGTTGTTAAAAATTGTGCATCCTGTGGGCTTAGCTGAATAGGTTTATAGTCCATACCTTCCTCAAGTACAGCCGTTTTAAACCCACCAGCATAACCACTATGATAAGTTCTGTGCCATTGTTGGCTAAGTGTTTGCATTGCGTCAGCACCTAAAGAGCCAGGATGTTTTAAAACTCCTGAAATTTTAGCACCACTTTCAAAGAAATTTTTACCATAAGTTTGAGCTGCTATACCTAGAGCAATATTATCTCTTGCTGCACTTATACGACTTTTACCGATATATCCATCTAAAGTTAAGTCAGGAACGTGTAAAATATCACTTGCATCGTACATACCTTGCTCTCTTACTTCATATACAAGTCTGCTGTTCTTTTGTTTTACTTGTACATCGTCAGGATGCAAACAAGTTAAAGCAATAGGAATCCCTGCGCCATCTCTTTGAATATAAGCAAAAGCATTTCCATATAAAAGCAAAGTATTTACATAAGTTTCAAAAAATATATACTTAGTTTGATAGCCGTTTGGCTCATTATTTACTAAAAATTGTAAAGGGCTTTTATCAAATATATCTCGACCTTTATTAGTCTTTTTATAATAGTTGAAAGGTAATTGCGCAATAGTTTCGCTTATTACTCTAACAGCGGCATAAACTGCGCTAAAAGTTAAGGCTGTTTCAGGTGTTACAAGTACGTCTTTAGAACTAAGGTTTAAACCCATAGCATAATCAACATAATTTCGTTTTTCAGGCTGTGGTTTGTTACCTCTGAATAAGTCAAAAAATCCCATTAAAAAAATATTTTTTGCAATTTACAATAATTTTACCTATAAAGCAATAGGGCTAAATAGTGAAAAATCCTTTATTATCTCGTTTGTATTTACTCACAACAGGCGCTTCGCTGTACATTTCCTCACCAACAGCCATACATAAAGCCATAATAGTATCTATTTTATCAGCACTTTTAGCTTTGTTTGGCTTAATATTTCCTGCGGGGTCTGTTTCTAGTTGTACATTTCCAAACTGCCATCTTATCACAGGGTCGCTAAAAAATATAAAATCTCCTGTCATTACTTTAGCCTCTATTTCCTTAGCAGCAGGGCTTAAAGACTTGTAACCCATACCAAAAGCACTCATTTTCAACCCTTCTTCTATACATTCAATGACTAATTGGCTACTATTCCACCTATCAAAAGCAATACTTTGAACATTATATTTTTCGCAAACCTCAAACATTTTAGCTTTTACGAAATTATAATCTGTTACATTTCCTGGTGTAATTTCTAAATAGTCAGCAAATTGTTGGTAGTTTATACCATCTTTGCCGCCTGTTCTACCCTCGTATTTGTCTTCAGGTATAAAAGTCCAGTGTTTAACAATTATCTTTTCTCCTATTCTCCACGCTAAAGCAAAGCTTGTTAAATCTCTAACACTTGCCAAATCTAAACCAGCATAGCAAGGCGCATTTATTAGAACCTCATCGCTTATAGTACCATCACAAGCAACAACATCAAAATCATTTATCCATGCGGTTTGCGAGTCAGTCCATTGATTTAAGTGTAAACGCCTAAACACATTAGTATAGCTAGGTTGGGCTAATGCTTTCTTTACCTCCCTTTCCATATATGAACGTTTTAAAGAAACGTCTAAACCTGGATTAGCCTTTTCCCATGTTTTAGGGTCGCTTATATCAGCATCAGCATCAGCCTCAAATATAACTGGTAAAAATTGCTCATCCTCTAAAATACCATCCCTAACATCACAGGCGTATTTATACATTCTATAACAAGCACTAAATCTATCAAAGCCTGCTGTGGTTATAGCTATTGATAATGGTTGCCGCCTTGCTCCTGTGCTTGTTTCTAATACTTCCCAAAGGTTCTCCGTTCCATCGTCTGTCATTCCATGCAGCTCATCGTATATAAACCCCGCACTATTAAAACCATGCTTTGTACTTGTTTCTCTACTTATTGCCTTATAAAAAGAACCTTGTGCATTGTAAACAATAGAATTTTTAAATATTTCTACAAAGTTCTCTAACTTTGGATTGTTCCGCACCATCTCAGCAACTACACCATAAACGATTTTAGCTTGTTCTTTGTCATTAGCTGCGCTATAATACTCAGCTCCGTACTCATTATCCAAATATAAAAGCGTTAATATTATAGCCGCTGCTAGTGTACTCTTACCATTTTTTCTAGGTAGGAAAATAAAAGCTGTTCTATATTTACGACTATCATCTTCTTTGTTTTTCCATCCAAATAAAGGTTTTATAATTTGTTCCTTTTGATATTCTTGTAGTATAAAAGGTTTTTTCGCAAGCTCGCCCTTAGTATGTGTTAGGTGCTTTTCTATAAACTTCACAGCCTTGTTAGCTGCTTCTTCATCAAAATAATATTTACTCATAATTTAAAAGTATTGTCTATTATCTCAGGTGCGTTTATTCTAGTTCTAGCGCTTGGTGTCAATCCAAACTGACAAGCTATTTTTAAAGCTTTGGCTAGAGCATCGTTTGCTATTCTTTGTTCAGGCTTTGGTTGTCTTTTAGTTAGTGCGCCATCTTCATTAAAAAATCCATCTATTCTCCCTAGTGTTTTTAGTTTCTGTTCCATCTCTACATAAAGCCCCATTTCATT